GGCGCACAAGGGCGTTGCGTATACAATCGTCCAGAATCTCCAGCGCAAACTGAATGCAAACTAATGACCTTAATGAAGCCCTGACCTACGTCCGGGCGGTTCCCAATGTCGCCGCGCTGAAGAACGCTTACGACACGACGATCAACGATCTGGACTGGTACTTGCAGAGTACCCGGGATTCTTATGACTACCGCCGAAATATCTGGCCGGGAAAGTCCAAGGACCTGCGTAAGCACGGGAGCGACGCCTTCCCCTTTGAAGGAGCGGCGGATTCGGAGGTGCAGGTCATCGACGAGCGTATCAACACCTACGTTGCGCTGTTTATGTCTGCGCTCAATCGGGCGCACATCCGGGCGTACCCCATCGAAGTAGGGGATATTGGCCGGGCGCGGGTGGTCTCGGCTTTCCTCAAGTGGATGGTGGCATCCTACATCCCTGACTTTAAGCGTCAGATGGAGCTGGGCGCCAACTATCTGCTGGAGCGGGGCATTATGGTCACCTATGTCGGGTGGCAGAAGGAGAACCGCACCTTCCTCCAGCGTCTGGACTTGGCTCAGATTGCTCAGGTGAGCCCCGATCTGGCCCAAATCATCCTCGACGGGAAGTCGGATGAGCAGGTGATTCAGCTTCTGAAGGGTCAGTTTGCCAATCTGACCGACAAGCGGGCGAAGAAAGCTCTGAAGGAGCTGCGGAAAGATGGTTCTGCCGAGTTCCCGGTGGTCCGGCAGTCGGTTAACTGCCCCAAGGTCGCGGCTTTGGCTCCTGATGGGGATGTTTTCTTCCCTGCCTACACGACCGACCCCCAGAAGGCCCCGTATTGCTTCTGGCGCGTCTTGATGACCGCTCAGGAGATCAAGAACAAGGTGGCTACGGAGGGCTGGGACGCGGAGTGGGCGGACAAGATTATGGAGATGCAGGTGACTTCCGTGGATATGAACGATCCGCGGACGAATACCTCCTACACCCGCATTGCTCAGGAGCAGACCACCGAGCTTTACGAGGTCATCTACTGCTATCAGCGGCTCGTTTCCGAGGAAGACAAGTCCGAGGGCATCTACTGCACCGTCTTCCACAACAACTACTACGGAACCTCCGAGGAACCGAAGTACGCGAAGCACGAACTGCTCAACGGGTACGACGACTATCCCTTTGTCGTCACCAAGCTGGGCGAGGATAACAAGCGTTTGTACGAGCTTGCCACGGTGCCCGAGCAACTGCGCGGCATCCAATGGCAGGTGAAGGTGGAACGCGACAGCCGCATCGACCGCAACAGCTATGCCACCCTTCCCGCCATTATGTACCCAGCGGGAACGCCCGCGCCTGAGTGGGGTCCCGGAGTCAAGGTCGCCTATCGCCGGATGGGTGAGATTCAGTTTGGGCCTACTCCTGCCTACAACCCCGGCAGCGTGGAGATGGAGCGCACGCAGATTGAGCAGGCCGACCGTCTTATGGGTCTGGACCACCAGAACCCGATGTCCCGCATCCGCCAACAGTACTTCGTAGACAAGTTCCTCACGCACGTCAGGGACGTGCTGCGGATGACCTACAAGTGCTATCAGCGGTTTGGCCCTGAGCAGGTGTTTTTCCGCGTCACGGGGAACCCTGATCCGGTGCGCTTTGGTCGCGGCGATCCGAATGAGAACTTCGACATCAACATTAACTTCGATGTCCTGACTACCGATCCCGAGACCCTTGAGGCGCAGCTCAACCAGTTCGTCAGTCTGCTCCAGTTCGACCGCAATGGTCGCATTAACGTGGACCGGATGCTGGAGGTGATGGCTGCGGCGGTTAATCCCCTACTGGCTGATAGCGTCCTCCAGCCTGCTCAGGAGGCCCAGCAGCAGATCGTCAAGCAGGTCACCGACGATCTGTCCAAGATTTACGCTGGCATTGAGGTCGGAGCCCGTCCTAACGGGGCTCAGGTCGCAATGCAGGTCATACAGCAGTATGTGCAGCAGCCCGACGTTTCCCAGCGGATGCAGTCGGACGAGTCGTTCCAAGCTCGCCTTCAGAAGTACGTCCAGCAGTACCAGTTCCAGATGCAGCAGGCGCAGAACGCTCAGATTGGTCGGATTGGTACGCAACCGGCGCAAATGGGCGAAGTCCAGACTCAGGGTCTGAATGCAACCGGGTAAACCGGGCCTCTAGTTCCTCGTACCTCGCGTTGTAGAGGATGTCGTCTGCCGCGAGGATGCGCCCGCTGATCTGCTGAAGGGCTTCCGTCTTTACGTCGTGGAGCTGGCGAATCCAGTACTCCCGGCCTCCCTTCACATCTCGAAGGAAGGCGAGGAAGTCTTGGCTATTGTGCAGTCTTTCTAGGGCTTTAGGGTCCATAAATTACGCCCAAGAGGGGCTCCAACCCTCATCTTCGCTTAATCCCCGAGGTGGCCGTCCCCGCGTGTGGGCGGGGCCTCGGCAGAACGTCAGCGTCCTAACCAGCGATGGGTTATGCTTTACCCCATTGGGCTAGGGCAGAAAGTAGGTTTTCATACACATAGGCAAGCCTGAAGTGCCGGAACGTCGATTTTCATACACATAAGCCAGCACGACGTAAAGGATGATAGGATTAGGGCCATCGCATTCGCCGGGGCGCAAATACGGCGGTTCACAATCCTATGTCAGAAGTCGTAACGTCCGACGCGGCAGACGCTAAACCCGCCGTGGAAAACAAGCCAATGACGGATCAGGATTTCCTGTCCTCCCGAATTGCCAAGCGTGCCAAGGTGAAAGCCGAGGTAACGCCTGAAGCGGCTCCGAAGGAAGAAGTTCCGAAGGATGAGGCTCCCTCCAAGGAGGGCGACCCTCAACCCAAGGAAACGAATCCAAAGGAGGTTCTTTCTAAGGACATTGACGAGCTAACGGATGAGGAGATTGCCGAGCTTGCCCAGAAGGGTAAGAGCGGTCTTCTCAAGCGCATCGCTGAACTGACTGCCAAGCGAAAGCTGGCTGAGGAGAAGGCGGCTGCTCTTGAGGCTTCTATCGCGCAGGCGAAGCAGCAAATCCCCGAGCCGAAGGTGGAGAACAACCCTTACGCCAACGTAAAGGACCTCTCTGAACTCCAAGGCAAGCGCAAGGAGGTCGATGAGGTCATTGAGTGGGCTGAGGAGGTTCTGTTCCGAGCTGAAGACCTCTCTGCAACTGACGTTGCGGCGACGGTGGACGGCAAGGAATACACCAAGGCGGACATCCGTGATTCACTCCGTAAGGCCCGCAAGGCCCGCGATAAGTTCATTCCCGCGCAGTTCAACGAATTGCAGGCGAGTGAGCAGCGGAAACAGCTTGAAGGCAGCTTCAAGCAGCAGGCCCGTAAGGAGCTGGGTTGGCTCGATGGCGAGGATAACGATACCCGTAAACGCTATGAGGCGATGGTCAATGACCCCCGTCTGATCCGCGTGAAGGAAGCTGTCCCCGAGATCGCGCCGCAGATTGAGTACCTCATCGCTCACGCAGCCAACTCCATGTATGGCCGCCGAGTGATTGAGCCGACTTCCAAGTCGCCATCCCTCAATCCCCCGTCAAATCCCTCGACCAATGCATCCGTTTCCGAACGGGTGGATAGCCGGGTGGAAAAGTCCCTGAAGGAAGTTGAAGCCCGCTTTAAGCAAACAGGAAGCAGCAACGACTTCATCGCCCTCCGTGCAGCTCAAATCTCCAAACGTAAAACCTAATTAGTTATGTCGTTCTCGAATACCTACGATACCACCTCGCCCGGCAGCGCGGCCCTTAACCGCGAAGACTTGCAGGACGCTATGTCGATGCTTGCCCCCTCTGAGACTCCCGCTCTCAGCACGGCGGACAAGTTCAAGTGCAACGGCACCTTCGTTGAGTGGGGCGTGGACAAGCTGTCCACCCCGTCCTCGACGGCGGTCTCCGAAGGCGCTGACGTTACTGACTTCGACGACAAGTTCGAGTCGGTCGCCCGCCTCGGCAACTACGTCCAGAAGCTCCGTCGCTCCTACCGCGTGTCGGACCTCCAGCAGGCCGTCTCCTCGGTTGGCCCGCAGGACATCGCCCGTGCGGAACTCAAGGCCGTCAAGGAACTGAAGCGTGACGTGGAGAAGACCCTCCTCGGCACTCAGGACCGTGCGGCTGAGAACGGTGGCGGCGTCGCTTACACGATGCGCGGCCTCGGTGACTGGATTGACTCGGCTGGCCCGGCGGATGTCCCCTCGGACTACCGCACCCCGGCTGGTTCCATCCACGCCTCTGGCACCTTCACCGAGACCGTTCTGAACAACCTGATCACCTCGATCTATCGGGTGTCCGGTGTGACGAACAGCCTCACCCTGCTGGCTGACACGGCCCTTCGCCGGGTCATCAGCGACTTCGCCCGTGCCGACAGCTCGACCGGCCCGATCCGTACCTTCAACAGCAATTCGGCCTCTGGCCTGATCAAGCTGTCCGTTGGTCAGTATCAGTCCGACCACGGCATCGTGACCATCGTGGACATGAACCCGGACTGCGCGCCGGACACCACGAACAAGGACACCGGCTACCTGATCAACCCCGAGTACTACGCGGTTGGCGAGCTGATCCCCCTCGGCTCGACCCGTCTGCCGAACCTCGGTGGTGGTGAGCGCGGCTATGTGGACTGGACCGGCACCCTCAAGGTGGCGCATCCGGGCGCGCACGGCAAGATCACCGTCCTGAGCTAACCCCTAACCAAGGAGACTACTACAATGGCTAAAGTTGCTATCAACGAACTGGGCGGTTTCACGGACGTTGTTCGTCTGGACTACAATGATCTGAAGGCTATCGGCAACGGTGGCAGTCTGGTCATTGCCAAGCTTCCCGCCAACTCGGCGGTGGAGCTGGCGGCGGTCGCTAACACGGTGGACATCGCGGGCTCCAGCACGCTGGTGATCGACGTTGGCACCACCTCCGCTGACCCGGACGAGTTCATCGACGCCCTCGATGTGGACGCGATGACTGTTCCGGTGTTCAACACGGGTGACCAGTTCACCTCCGGCTACAGCAAGGCGGTCAAGGCCGTCGCGTCCGAGACGGAAGTGTATGTCAAGGTGACCGACTCCGCTGTCGCGTCGCTGACGGCGGGCGAGATCGTCATCGCCCTGCGCGTGCTCGACCTGAACAAGTTCAGCTAAGACCAGCCTAGGCTGTTACAATGGGGCTCCTCCACACGGGGGAGCCCTTTTTTATGCAAATCATCACCGCGCTGCCCGGAGAAGGGGCTGTGAAGGATGCCCTAATCCGCGAGATTCGGACTGGGTTTGAGCTGATTAAGGCGAACGAGAAGAAAGAGGAGATTATGGCCGCGCAGGAGGCCCAGCGGTGGAAGGGTCATCGCACCATTCCGGGCTTGGGCAAGGCGGTTGCGTTCTATCCTGCGGACGAGTATTTCCGGCTGATTACGAAGTACGGACGTAAGGAAGTGAACAGCAAGGAGTTCATTCGTTATCACCAGAAGAAGTTCCCGCATCTCTGCCCTAATAAGGTGTAATGCAAACCGACACTTACAGCAATCTACTCACGCTCGTTAAGGCGCTGTCCGGGAATACATCCCTGACCCCGCAAGAGGAGACGTTGATTGGGAGCTTCATCAATCGGCGCATTTACAACGCCTATCGCCGGTCCTCCTATTGGCCTCGGTATATGGTCTTGGGGGAGGCGCGGGCGGCTAGTTCCAACGTCATTCCGTTCGATCAGGTGACGCTCAATTCCATCGACACCTTTCTCCGCGTTTACGACCAGCAGCCCTATCTGACGAACAGCGTGGACGAGTTTGAGTTTGTGGTCACGTATGACGGTGCCCGAGTACTGGCTAACACGGATAGCCTAACGACCTTCTACGTGGACTACAAGAAGCGGTGGGAGGGTGACTACAACAACACCACCAACCAGAACGTTCCGCTTGAGTTCTTCCACTACGGGGCGCACGCTGCCTTTGCGGACTTCCTCCGCTATGATGGGCAGAACGACAAGGCTCAGGCTGAGGAAGGCTACGCCGAGTCCCTTCTTGTGCTAGAATTGGAAAACGCTATGAACCAACGGAACGCCAACCGAGTGGCGTCTCGTTTCCGTAGTCACGCAACCTCCCAAGCCCGCTTCTAAGTTATGGCCAACGCCCGCATCGTCAACACGCCCTCGCAGGCGATTCCCCAGAACAGCACGACGCACGCTCAGAACACGATTAGTTCTGTGGCGGAGGCGGTTGTTGACTTCACCCTCAATGCCTCCACGACGCACGTTCTGGTGCAGTTCAATGGCGCGGCGGCGCGGGTGACGTTGGATGGCACGACCAATCCGACGACCTCCAAGGGATTCCTCTACAACGATGGTGCGACGGCCTATTGGCCCCGGCAGACGGCCATTGCGGCCAAGGCGATCCGTGCGGCGGGTACGGATGTGGTGGCTGAGATTCAGGAGCTGAACTACCTGTGACCGTCTTTGAGACCAGTTTGCTGGCGAAGTCCGATGGGCTCTATCGCGGGATAACGCCCATTGTGGCTGATCGCACGTTCTGGTCTGACCCTTTGGTTGGACAGCCATACATCAATCGTCCTGACGTTCAGTTTACGCTCATTACGTCAGCCGGTGATCGGCTGGTGGACAGCGCGGCCAATCCCTTCATAGCCCTCACCTAATATGGCAGACATTCGCATCAACGCTCTGACGGAAGCCTCGGCTAGCGTCACGACCGACTTCCTTCCCATTGATGGCAGCACGGGCACGCGGAAGCTGTCTGCGTTCAGCCCGACGTTCGGCGGCAACGCCACGGTGACGGGCACGCTGACGGCTGCTTCCAACTTCAGCATTGCGAGCACGGGTTTCTATGCTGGAGGCGGAACTCCCGGCGCTGGGCGATTTTTGTATTCGGCTACGGCTGGATCAAT